CCAGCAATCAAGCCAAAATCGGCCGGGATGGTTGCCGCAGAAATTCTCAAATCCTGAAGATTTGGCTAAAGCATACGAAAACTTAGAGAAAAGAATGGGGAACCCAAGGAACGATAACCCAGAGGGGCTACCTCCCCAAGATATGCCGCAAGAGTCTCAGCAAGATGAAACTCCGGCAGAAGAAGCCCCAGCACTAGACCCCAAGCAACTTGCGGATAGGCAACAACAGATGGCCGCTTGGTCACAGCAGTTTGGTGAATTTTCACATGAATACACGGCTACTGGTCAGCTTTCAGATCAAAGCTACGCAAAACTCACTCAGATGGGGTATCCCCCGGCTGTTGTAGATGCCTACATTGAAGGGCAAAAAGCAGTAGCAGAACGCTCTACCCATGCACTTCTTGAAGAAGTTGGTGGAAAATCAGGCTTCAAGGAAATGCATGATTGGGCCGCTCAGAATCTTACCGATGCTGAGATTAAGTCATATAACGCTCTTTTAGATAGTGGAAATGACCGCCAAGCTGAGTTTGCTGTAAAAGGGCTTCACGCTAGGTTCAAAGCTGTTAATGGTAACTCTCCTCGGCTTCTCAACGGAAGCCAAGGAAAAACAGCTCCCGGAGCATTTAGGAGCACGGCTGAGGTGACACGGGCTATGTCAGACCCTAGGTATAAAAATGACCCGGCTTATAGAAAAGATGTTGAACGCAAGCTCCAATTCAGTAATGTATTTTAAATGACAGGGCTATACGCTAATATTAATCGAAGAAAACGCTTGGGCATAAGCCGAAGTAAAAAGAAATCTACGATTGATCCAAAGATGTATAGTCAAATGAAAAACAATTATGGAAAGTTCAGTATTCAAAAGAAAGGGTAAAAACCATGACTAAAGAAGTAATTCAATCGCTCGCTCGCCATATTCTAACAGCCCTAGGTGCTTTGCTTGTTTCTAAAGGAGCACTAGCCCACAGCGATGCCGAGGCCTTGGCCGGCGGAGTTGTTGCGGCTATCGGCCTAGGGTGGTCTGTTTGGGATAAATTCAAAAAGCAGTAAAACACCATGTTTGGGGCTATAATTGAAGCCCTTATAATGGCGTTATATCGAATTATTAAGGGGGAGGCTCAAGATGCGGCAAAACCAGTTAAAGGTACTGATCTTGGCCCTCCCCCTCCTTATCTTCACAGCCGTTGGAATGATAGGGTGCGTGACTACCTCCGAGACAAAAAGAGTAGTATTCATAAAGGAGAGTGAGCAACTTTTACGCTTAGGTGACGATGTTGAGGGTCACATATTCTTTTGGAATGGGACTGAATGGGAGAAATCCTCTAAAAAAGTAAAGCTTCCCGAAGGATGGCTCACCGGGCCTGATCCAGACGCTAAATCTAAGTAGTTAATATTCAATAAGATAAATTATTGTAAAAAATTAGTTGACATTAGAGAAACTTATCTTATTAAGCGTATTAGGTTTTTGAAAAAATAGCGGAGGAGTTTCAGGAAGATACAGCCCGTTTACGGACGGACAACTGGGATTGGAAAGAAGGCTCCAAAGTCAGGCATTCAAAAGCTTGCGTCATAAACCGATAGGTTTTGACAAAAGTAAAATAACCCAAAAAGGAAACAAATAAAATGGCCTCTAATGCGTCTCGTATTGGTTTAAAATCAGGCGGTTCTGATAACCAAGAATTGTTTCTCAAGAAGTTTGCGGGTGAAGTGCTGACAACCTTTGAAACCAATGCGGTTTTCAAGCCTCTGCACCTTGTTCGCACTATTGAGAACGGAAAATCTGCTAGCTTCCCCGTCACCGGGATTGCTACTGCTAAATATCATGCGGTTGGAGATAATCTCCTTCTGAATGACCATGGCGGTTCTTCCGCTTACACTAGCAACATCCTAGCAACCGAAAAAGTCATCACGATTGATAATCTGCTGACCGCTTCGGCTTTAATCGGTAAAATTGATGAAGCGATGAATCACTATGATGTTCGCTCAATCTACACCGAGGAGATTGGCCGTGCTTTGTCAAAGAAATTTGATAAAACGATGGCTCAGGTAATCATCAACGCCGCCCGTAGCGCATCTAATTTGACTGATGTTACGGGTGCTGGACAAGTACAAACCTTCACCGGAAGCCCCACAGCGTTTAGCTCCCTCACGGGTGCTCAAGTTGCGGAAGCCATTCTTAACGCCGCTGTTAAGCTGGATAAGAATGATGTTCCGGACGATGGCGAGCGTTACTGCGTTGTCAGTCCCGAAACTTACGCCAAACTGGTAGCCACGACTTCGGCCGTGAGCACTCAGGTCAGCGGAGAACGGGTTTATAAAGTTGGCTCGTATGAGGACGGAACAATCACCAAGGTGGGTAATGTTAAGATTATTAAATCCAATAATCTTCCTACTGCCTCCAATGGTAATAACGCCGCCGAAACGAACTCCAATGTTAACTACGGATGGCCCACCGCAACCACAACTGGTTTCGTGGCATCGGGCTATTCTAAAGTTGCCGGAGTGGTGTTCCATAAGAATGCCGCCGGTACAGTTAAATTGCTTGATCTTGCGGTTGAGTCCGAATACAAGATCGAACTTCAGGGAACATTCATGGTTGCTAAGTACGCTATGGGTCACGGCGTTCTTCGCCCTGAGTGCTCTGTTGAGCTTCGCTTGAGCTAATTCGAACAAGATTAGTTATAGAAAGCCTCTGCAAGTCCTCTGGTTGTCGTAATCGGGAAAAGTTATTCATGGTGGGCCTAGTCCCTCTACTTCCCTCCCCGATTGTTACAGCAACTAAGGCTTGCAGAGGTTTTTCTTTTTGATATAGGAGGTATATGCCAGCTAGCTCCACTACTAAATTAGAAGCTGTAAACTACTTATTGTCTATTGTTGGAGAAGCCCCGGTTTCAGCTTTAAATACCGAAGAAAACTCCTCAGCTAGTGTAGCGATTGCAACTTCGCTTATTGATGAAGTAGATCGGATGGTTCAGTCCCGTGGTTGGGGTTTTAATACAGCTTCTCTTTTTACTTTCCAAAAAGTTAGCGGTCAATTTCCAGTAAGCTCAGATACTCTTAGAGTAAATATTATAGCGGCCCAGCCCACTACAAGCTTACTTCAAAGATTTGTATTAAGAGATAACAAAATTTTTGATTCAACCTATGGAACTTTTGCTAACCCTGTAATACCCGGAACTTCAACTCAATACACAGCGTTATTTGGTGAAAGAGTATTTTTAGTAGATTTTACGGAGCTACCGCAATCAGCTAGGCAGTACATCACGATTCGGGCAGGGCGAATGTTTCTTCAGCGGGTGCTCCCAGATGAAGCTAGCAACAAGATTTCTGAAATTGATGAGCAGATGGCATTTGCCATGCTTATTGAATGGGAAATTAAGTCTGGAAGAAGTACCGATTATTCTAAATTTTCAACAGAACTAGAATCACTTGGAATTAATCTTTCTGTTTTTAGTAACGCTTCCACAGAAGATAAAAGTAAACTCGTAAAACTTTCAGGAGAGAGTTTAGTAGAGCGTCAAGGTAGGGAATACTATGAAGCACGGATAAAAGGGAAAACAACCTTAACTTCCGATACATACGCTACCTATAAAGATAATTTTAATAGGGTTGGGATATCTGAAAAAGACTTTGTAAGCGCAGACCCGATGGTTCGGGAAGAGATGCTGGTAATTGCAAAAAACACAACAACCACAACGGATACAAGAGCGACTAAGTTCTTTACCTCAACTAACGCTTCTAAAGCGAGTAAACTTGGTATTAGGTACAGCGATTTTCTTAAATTATCTAGAGAAGAGCAACAAGTATTTTTAGACGGAGTTGCGAGCCTTTCTGATGACAGATTTTCTAGATTTATTGCTGTAAAAGCAAAAGCAGATAAAATCGGAGTAAAAGTAACTGATTTTTTTGGGTATAAACCAGAAGAACAAGAGCTATTTTTAGACTCTTTAGCTTCTGTTAGCTATACTGACACAAGAGCCGCCGATTATATTTCTCAACAAGCAAAATTAAAAACTTTAGGTATTTATCCTAATGATTTTTTTGCTTTAAGTTATGATCAACAATCATTGTTGTTAGAAGCTGTAAGTAGTGCGAATTATACAGAAACTAGGGCCGCCGATTACATAACTAACCAAACTAAGTTAAAGAAGATTGGAGTGTGGCCGGGACAATTTTTTAGTTTACCAAAAGACCAACAAAACCTTTTGTTGCAATCCGTTTCAAACGCTCTCTGGACGGACACTAGATATCAGTCATTTTTAACAAATATTGTTGAATTTAAACTTAAAAACATAACTTTAAAAGACTTTTTAGGGTTAAAGCCAGAAGATCAGCAAAACTTAATTGACGGAACGAGTTCTCTCGAAAGTTTAATTTCTTCTGCTCAAGTTCAGACTTTTGAAGAGTCAAGCCCGGTAAACGAGCATTTAAATGATGTTTTGATGATGTCCGGGCTTAATCCCGTGACTTCTTTAGCTAAAGATTACGCAAGAAAAGCTTCATATATATTTTCTCAAGTCTTAAAAGAAGTTCAATCTATGGGGTGGCATTATAATACAGATACAGATGTAACTCTTACTCCGGCTTCAGGAAGAATACAGATACCATCGGACGCTTTGTCTGTTGATGTTGATAAAACAACTTATTATGACATTGATCCAGTTATTCGTTACGATTCAAGTTTAGCTCAATCCTATCTTTGGGATAAAATGAATAATACATGGCTTAACAAAACTATTGTAGCAGAAGTTGTAAGAGAACTAGATATCAGGTCAATTCCGTCTCTAATTTTAAAATACGCTAAAGTAAGAGCGGCAAAAGACTTAGTAATCAATTTAGGTGGCATGACAAACAGCCCAGACCTAAGCATTAAAACAGCATATTTGGTACAAGATGAGATTAAAGCCAAGGCTGATGCTGTTGAACAAGATTCTAAGCAGGGAGATTATTCTATTTTTGATAATTATAGCGTTTCAAATATTTTGGATCGTTAAATATGCCGGTACTCTCTTTTAACATACCTAACTTTATTAGTGGTGTCAGTCAACAAACTGATACACTTCGTTTTGCGTCTCAGGCAGAAGAGAGTATTAATGCTTATCCTTCAATAGTTGAAGGACTAACTAAGCGTCCACCTACTAAACACATCGCAACTCTTTTGGCTAGCGGGACTACTGATTTTAACTTTGGATCAACTACTAATTTCAATACTCATCTTATTGATAGAGGAGCTTCAGATAGATTCTTTGTTTCAATGGCAAATAACGGAATAAATGTATATGATTTAGCCGGCAACAGAAAAATTGTGTATGTTCCCGCATCTAACGCCGGTAAGACTACTGAATTTTTAACATCCTCTAATCCTAGGGGAGATTACAAATTACTGACTATTGCTGACTACACTTTTATTCTTAAAAAAACATTAAAACCAAGAATGCGAGAGGTTTATTCTAATGCGGCCTTAAGTTTGTTTAGCCCCGTCACAAACACTCCCGGAGCGGCCCAGAAAACAGCTCTATTCTTCGTCAAACAAGGGGCCTATGACAATGAGTACGCCATCATGTTCAGAGTACCAACGGGAGCCTACAACACAAATTCAGGGAATCCTACATGGAAATGGGTTAGATATGTTGTCCAGACTCTTCATCCGTATGACAATACAGCCGGGGCATCGGCCACAGGAGCCGTTACTGACCTTACCCCAGATATTAAATGTTTTGGGTATACGGCTTCAGAAAGCTCCACAACCGGCGTAGCGGGAGCTTGGACAGCGATGAATTCAGGCAACCCTATTCTTTCTCAAAATGCCCAAGAAACTATAACAAGTACGCTTAGAATTACTTCGTTATTTACATCCGCAATTAATGACGCAACTTACGGCGTAAATGCCCAAGCCCCTTCTTACATTTATTCGGCTGGGCAAACTTCCGGGACAAATTCTTCTACAAATAGGTTTATTGTTGGGGACGCACAAACCGGAAACACTTGGGGATTTTGGCTGACACACACAATTATTGGATTTCCTTATACGGCCTCTGTTTCTGATTCGTCAAGCGGAACGCTAATGGGCCTTGCATTTGACGAAGTTCAATCATTTTCTGACTTACCCAACGCCGGCCCGGACGGGATGCTAATTAAAGTCGTAGGCTACCCGCAAGATACATCGGACGATTATTGGCTTAAATTCTCGGCCTCTTCAGGAGTACAAAATAAGGGTACATGGAAGGAGTCAATAAAGTCTGGAATTTTTACTGAGCTTGATTGGCAATTTATGCCTTATATTTTAGTAAAATTATCTTCTGGTGATTTTGCCCTTACCCCGCTTGACGGAACAACACGAACTTATGGTTCTGTATCATATACAGCACCTAGCTGGAAGCCTAGAAAAGTTGGGGATGACGAGACAAATAAACTGCCTTCATTTGTTAATAAAATGGATACAACTACGGCAACCTACGCCAACGAATCCGCTAGAATTAACGCTTCAACTGAGGCCGCCACAATAACAGATATATTTTTCTACAAAAATAGACTTGGGTTTTTGTCAGGAGAAAACATTATTTTTTCAGAAGCCGGAGGAGAATATTTTAATTTTTTTAGGACTACAATTACACAGCTTTTAGATACTAGCCCTATTGATATTGGAGTTAGCGCAACTAGCGTTAATAAACTAAACTATGCTCTGCCATTCTTTGATAGGCTAATCTTATTTTCAGAACAAAATCAATTCACGCTTACTGCTTCTGATAATTTAACTCCAAAAAGCGTTTCTGTTCAGCTTTCTACATCTTTTAGTGTTCAAACTAATGTTCAGCCTTTGCCGGTAGGAAAGAATATTTATTTTCCATATTCCAAGCAATCTTTTTCTGGAATGCGGGAGTATTTTGTAAATCCGTCAAATTCATTCATGGATTCTGCTGACATCAGCTTATCTATTCCTTCTTATATCCAAGGAAATGTAGTTGCACTTACTGGAACAGATACAGAAAATATTATTTTTGTTCAAACAGACGCATACACAAACGGAATGTATGTATACAAGTATCTCATTAATGGAGATGAAAAAATTCAATCAGCTTGGTGTAAATTTCAGTTTTCACCTAGCTCATCAGTAGTGTCTATTCTGCCTTTAAAAGAAATTGTGTATTTGTTTATGAAACGAGGAACTAACTTATTTTTAGAAAGCATCGACTTACAAGCCTACAAAAAACAAGATTTCTTAAGTTATCAGCCTCACTTAGATAGGCTGTGCTCCACTACCTCCGGAGCCACTATGACATATAATGCTGGAACAGATCAAACGGAAGTAACTCTTCCTTATTTAAAATACGGGGATGAAATAGCGGCGGCGGTATCTTCGGAAGGTATTGCTTCGGATTATAGTTTAAGTTTTGTCCCAAATTCTACAACACCAGTTTACGCTCGGTTTTCTCCTAAATCTCAATTCTCTGAAACTGAAACATCGGCTTTTATTTCTTCTCTTAGCCCTACTGAATCATTTAGTTTTGGTGTTTGGGTCTATTTTAACGATACCTCAAATCAATGTGTATTTTATAGAGAAAGCACCGATGCTACTGCATTTAAAGAATGCTATTTAGATTTATATAACGGATCTCTAAGATTTTTTGTTGGGAACTCTCATAATTATGGACACGAAGTTAAAAAAACTTTTAATTTAACAAACCAATGGGTTTTTGTTACTTGTATTTATGATAAACCAAGCATGATGTTGCGTTTAAAAACATCAGATAGTGCAACAATTACAAGCACTCCGGGTTTTGTTCTCCCAAGCACATCTAATATCTTTCTTATTGAGCCTTCTAATTTTGATTTAAACGGGAAAATTTCAGGAATAGGCCTTTGGTCAAAAATTTTATCATCTACCGATATAACAGAATTAGAAACCGGAGAAGGATACAGCGAGTTTTCAACAAGCTTAAAAACAAACCTAAATGGTTGGTGGTCGTTGGACGAGCCGGGTTCTGTAATAAAAATTGAATCTCAAAATAAACTTCTTAATTTTAATATAATTTCCGGGGTAGCTCAGTCTGATGATTCTCCTAGAAAAACTAAATACAAAGCTTTAAATACATTCCCTGCTTCCGATGTAATACCTATTGTCAGTTGGTCGCAAACATCAACAAATTTAAAAGTCTTTTTAGCTGGAAATCGCACATCTTCTGTTATTTATTTAGGAATACTTTACGCCAAAGAACACGCTATGTCTCGAATATCGCTAAGATCGCCCGGCTCTAAAGGGGGCCAAATGGTTGTCAATACAGGCAATTTTAATCTAAGATATGGTAATCTAAACTTTAGCAACACCAAAGAATTTAAAGTTGTTGTTGCTTCAAAATCTAGCGACAAAGGCCAGCTTTACTCTTATGTCAAAAAGTTTAAGAACCCAAAATCAGGTGTTTACAAGTTTCCTATCTTTCTTAATGCTAATGAAGCTAAAATAACATTCTTCAATGAATCCCCCTACCCATCCTCCTTCATGTCAATGGACATTGAAGGATTCTACGCCACCCAATCTCGAAAAGCTTCCTAAAGATTTCTTCGCTGAACACGGAGAATACGAAGGAGCCGGGATTAGATTAGCCCTAAAAGGGGATGGGGCATCTCTGGCCCCAAGGCTTAGAGAAGTGGATAAAATTGAAATACAGGCCGTATCTAACGATGACCCGGCAAAACTTTTAGAAGATGCGATAGAAGCCAACAAATATACTTACAGCATAATATTTAAAGATAGACCTATTGCAATCTTAGGCCTAACTCCTTATAACGACAATGTTTCAATGATTTGGCTTGTCGGGTCAAACGAAATAGTTGATATTCAAATTCCGTTCTTGCGTAATTCTTTAAAGTGGGTAAAAGCTTTTCATGAGCTATATCCGGTTCTTTTCAATTTTGTCAGCGTACAAAATGAATTGCATATCAAATGGCTCAAATGGCTTGGCTTTGAATTTGGTAAAATTCAGCCTGAGTTTGGGCTTAATAAACAGCCATTTATTGAATTCTACAAGGTAAAGGAGGGTTTTGTATGTGTGCAGTAGCCGCTCTGCCTCTTGCTTTAGGTATTGGTAGCTTTGCAGTTAGCACGGGTTCTTCGGTTCTAGGGTACTTGGGCCAGCAACAAGCGGCCAATGACCAAGCAAGCTATCAATCTCAAATGGCCTCTCTGGAACAGCAGAGGCTCGCACAACAGCAACGGCAACTTAGGTTTCAAACAGATGTAGAAAATCGAAGGCTGGAACAACAAGGCCTAGCCTTGCGTGTTCAGCAAGCTCAGGAGCAAGATGCCGCATCCCGTGAAATGTTTAGCGTCATGAAAGAAGCACGGGCCGCTAAAGCCCGGACTAAGGTGGCCTCCGGAGAGGCCGGAATCAAAGGCATATCCGTTGACGCTTTAGTTGATGAAATTGGGAGAACTGAGCTTGGCTACTATGAATCTGTACTCAGACAGCAAGATTATAAAAGCGCATATTATAACGAAACCTTAAAAACCTTGGCTTGGGATAGGGCCAACAACCAAGCCGGGTTAAGTATGAATTTAGATACAGCACGGGTTGGCTCATCCTTTAACCAAGCCAGAATCAATCAGCCAATTTATAAGCCATCATTTGCCGGCCTTGGATTGAATATCTTTAAGGGTGGCCTAGATGCCTCAAATAGCTATTTTTCGAGCACTTACTACACTACCTACGGGGCCGGGGGATCGGGCAGAACAAGCGATGTTCTGAGCTTTCCCTTTTAAGTTATGGCAGAAACAAGCGTTCCGATGCCCAAAAATGGGGGGCTTGATTTTAGAATTAGAACTCCTTCCGTTGCTGGTGCGCCTTTGGTTCCGGCCATGTCATCGTTTCCGGGACTTTTAGCCCCTCCCGAACCGGCCGTTTCCTCACCATCTAAAACAAACGAGCTTCTTCAGCTTTCCGAAGCCTTGGCGGAACTAAACCCATCTTTGCGGCAATCTGGATTATCGGTAGTAAGAAAATTTGCTACGGACGCTGAACAAGAAAGCAAACTGGCTTACTCTCAGATGTCTCCTGAAGATATCGGCAAAATAAATCGGATGAGTCAAGATGAAATAGTTAAAAATGGAATTCTGCCTTCAGGTGCTTTGCCAAGTTTTTATGTAAATGTACAAAAATTAGCGGCTGAAAACGAAGTTAATAAAAAGTATCAGCAGTTTGTTCTAGAAAATTACTGGCCTGAACTCTCCAATCCTGTTTCAACAAAACAAATTCCAGAAATTTTAGGCGAAGCCAGAGCTAAGTTTTTTGAAAGCTGGGGTAATGAATCAGCTTTTGGCCGGCTTTCTGGATATAGCGAAGCTGAAAAAATGGATCGCCAGCTTGCAAACAACGCCTTTCAAAGCCGGTTTGCCGCTAGACAAGTTAAGCTTGATGAGGAATCAGGTATTGCAGGGTCTAGGATTCTCTTTGAAAGCCTTAGCCCTGAACTACCCGCAGATGTCAGGGCTTCTAATATTGTTGGATTTTTAGATGGAGAGTACAAAAGAGGAAATCCCAAAGCGGCTGTAAACTTTATTAATAAATCCGTACAGCCTTACATTAATAGGATTGCTAACGAAAATCCGGCCCAAGCTAGGCAGTACCTAACCTTCCTAGAAGGCTTAGAGCTTCCTACTGGCGCAAAGCTAGGAGAAGTTGGATTTGGTGATTTCCAAAACATGCAACGCTATGTGGATCAGCAAGAGGCTGAAGGCTCTCGGAAGGGTGTTCTTGACCTAGCTACAAAAAAGACTTCAATTCAAGACCTTATTTCTCTTTATTTTAGCGAATACTCTAGAGAAGTTCCTCCGGATTCATGGTCACAAGCGACTAAAAGAGAAATTGCAGATAAAATTATTGAAACAGATTATGTCCCTCTATATGGAAAAGATGGGGCATTAAGTCATTTTTCTTTAAAAGAAGATCGGTTTATACACGGATTTGTTTATGACTCTGTATCTCAATACTTTGATAAATATAAAAAAGATGATGTTAAAGCTGATCCCCAAGTTATGAGCGATCTTAGTACACTTAATCAAGAAGGAGATGTAGAGGGGTTCCTATCTCTTTTAGAACAAGCCAAAACTACGGATTCTTTAGGCAACTATGAATCCCGATTTGTTAAAATGGGGCAGGACTTAAAAGCCGGCACAGCGGTTTTCAGAATGCCATCAGTAAGTCAATCTAAAGCCAATATTAGGGGAGCCTTTAGGTCGTATTTTACTAATGATATATCTTTGGATAAAGATTATAAAGACTCTCTTCAATCTGAAATAAACGCTAAATCAACACCTTTATTTAACAGAACCCTAAGAGAGAGCCTTACTGAAGCGCAAAAAGCGGAAGAAAACAAAGGAAAGCCTTTAGATATTTTGGTAGATGAAATTCTTCCGGGAATTGAAAACAAAGTTATACAGGAGCTTCAGCAAGAGGCTAATAAAAAGAACTCAGACTTTATCCGCCGGCAGGACAAGCTTAAGCAAATTGAAACAAAGGCACAACCAGAGCCGGGCAACGGAAATGATAAAATGCCGGGGTTGCCTTCAGCTTTCGGTTTTAGTAAAGGCGATGATATTGCTCACGGAGTCGGCGTTCCTCCGCTTAATTATATTCAAAAAATGGGTGATCGGGTATCGTGGATTCAACGGCATTTTGAAAAAGTAGGAATAACTGATGTTTCGGCTCTTTCTCCTGAAGATCGAAAAGTCTATTCCGGATGGCTTAAAATACGAAAAGAAGAAATGGAAAAGATTGATGTTGCTTTAGGTACTCAGCGTTCACTATTAGCTAAAGATTTAATTTTAAAAGCATTCCCAAGAACCAAGGGGGGTGTAGCTGATTATGCTTATAGCCCTGACCAGCTTGCAGAAAGAACAGCGAGGTACTGGAAAGTCGTGGAACTTGATGGGCTTTCTCCTGAAGAAATACTTAAAGGAACAACGGACGAAAAGATACCGCTTCCGCTAAAAGACCCAATGTCTCCTATAAGAATTTTAACACCCCATTTTAGGTCAACGACAGAATTAAATACCCTTTTTGAACAAGGAAAGACTTCTGACGGAGGAATGTTAGAGCAAGTCTTTGAAAAACTAGGTATTGATCCTAATAACCAAGCCGAAGTAGATCAATATATGATGGAACAAAGAAGGCTTTTGTATATAAGAGGAAGATAATATGGCAATTAATTCAAGCTTTAACAATGTTCAGGATATAGATAAAGCCCTTTCCGAAACTGGGTTTTCGGACATGAATCAAAATGTGACGCTGACTGATCCGAACAATGTTCCTCAGCCTATGGATGGCTCTGCGCCGGTACAGCCAGTACCTACAAACGAAGATGAGCCTTCCTTAGTCGCTGATATAGCTTTAGCTCCGGTAAGGGGTGTTCTTGATGCCGCCGAAGAAGTAGCCCAGTTAGTTACATTTAATAATGTATCTGATGGGACAATTAATTTTCTGGGAGACTCAAAAACAACTGCCGGCGGGGTTGTTCAATCTGCTACATCGTTTTTGGCTGGGTTTACTCCGGGTTTTGGATACCTAAGCGCAATCTCAAAAGCCAATAAGCTTGCCAAACTAGGCAAAGTTGGACTAATGCTCGCCAAAGCTCCGGTAAGAGGTGCGGTTGCTGGGGCGGTTGCTGATTTTGCGGTTTTTGACGAACACCAAAAGCGGCTCTCTAATCTTATTGAGGATTTTCCTCAGCTCCAAAATCCAATAACTGACTATCTCGCTGAAAAAGATGACGATGGGCTGTTTGCTGGAAGAGTTAAAAATGCTCTTGAAGGGCTTGTGGTTGGGTCGGCGGTGGAGGGAGTTATCAAAGGTATTAAAGGCCTAAAGGGTGCTAGGAATGCTGTTGAGACTGGGAATGCGGCTGAAGCTAAAAAAATCTTAGATAACGCCGGCATTGAAATTGAGCAAAACCTAAAAGATTCCAATGTTGATTCGCCGGCGCAAATTGAAGCAACATTTAAGCAAAAAGAAGCCCCAATGGGGGATGACATGGATATTCCGGTTGGACAACTAGCGTCACCAGAGGCTTCACCTAAAATCCCTGAAATCAGCGTCATCAGACCCGAAGATGAGGCAGAGGCGATTATTCCTACGGGAGTAACGCAGATTGATCCTAGAACAATGGCTCCGGTAGAAGTCAAAATGAAAGTTGCGGAGTATATTGGAGCCGCCCCTAAGCTTGAAGAATTTTTAAAGGTGTACGAATCAGACCCTAAAAACTTAGAAAGTATTAGGAGAGCCTTGATGGACGGAGATAACCCAATCATCAATTTAGGAGCGCACTCTGGGCCAGAAGCCGTAAGCAAAACAAAGACAGCAGTTGTTAAAGTTCTTGCTGATAAATTTGAAAGTATTTCTATGCCTAGGCGAAGCCAAGATGAGGTTTTATCTGATGCCTATGATCTTGCAAAACAATGGGGAGGAGAAAACTACCTAGCTGAGTGGACAAAAAGGGCCGGCAACCTAAGCCGGCTAGATGCCGAAGTCCGAGCTATGCAGATTATCTCCGGGGATATGCTTGATCAGGTAGGTAAAAAAGCTCAAGCATGGTCGGACGCTTCTAAAAGATTTAAAGCAAACCCGTTTGATATAGAAGCAAAGCGGATCGCTACTGAAGAAGAAATTAACCTTTTGGAAATGTGGCCCAAGATGCAAGAAATGCTTTTGTCCTATAAGGCTCAAGGAACGGGGATCGCCCGTGGCCTTGCCGCTCGGAGATGGACAAAAGATGTTATGAAAAAGGTAGAAGCCTTCTCAAAGAGCGGCCGGGAGCCGCTTGAGGGTGGTGCTCAAATGTTCTGGGCTAAAAATGCAAAGAGCATGGACGAGTATTTGACTTACATCCGGGCTGAAGCCGGAAATGGCGATCTAGAGGCTGGAACTAGGTCTGTTAGTGAAGCCCTTGGACGAATGAAAACTTTGTTTGATGACTATGGCCCATACGGGCTAGTTAGGATGCCGCCGAATAAGTTCTGGATGAAGCTTCATAATGAATTCTGGATAAACTCGTTGCTGTCCGGGCCAAAAACATTTTTTGTTAACGCCCTAGGTAACGCAGTAACCACAATGTATAAGCCTTTTGAAGCCGCCATGGGAGCACAAGTGGCCTACATGAAAAGTGGGTTTAAAAATACATTTTTTAGGGACATGCGTAACTCTTATTTAGGCTCCTACGGAACTCTTCTTTCTGATGTGCGGGACTCTTGGAAGGCGGCCACAGAAGCCTTTAAAACAGGAGAAAGCGGCCTTGTTCCGGGTTCTTCCCCTATTGAAGTCTCTGAAGGAATCATCACCAAAGAAAACTTTGCGGCCAAACTTCGGGAGTTGGAATTAAACAATCCGGGTGCTTCCGAACTTTCAAGAGGCTTGGCAAAATTCTTTGCTACAAGTGCTATTGATCGAGTGGGTGAAGTAGTACGAATGCCAACTCGATTCTTGTTGCTGATGGATGAGTTTACAAAACAAGTAAACTTTAGGAATTTTTCTAAAGCTAGGGCTTTAACCGAAGTTATAAACGCCAATCCTAATATTAGCATGGCTGAAGCGGCTTCTAGGGTTCAGGAGCGGCTTGATTCATTAATTATGGATGGCGGGAGGCTATACTCTCAGCAAGGCCTCCGGTTTCAAGCCGCCCGTGAAGCAAAAGCTAGGGGAATGTTTGGCCTAGAAGCCCAAGGATATATTGAAGATTATGTAGAAAAAAACTTTGATCCAACAAAGTCTAGCCTTGCTGAATACGCTTTTGGACAGGCTCAAGAAGCTACTTTCACAAAAAGAGGTGCTCCGGGGTCAGTCCAAAAGAAGATCGAAAGGTTTGTTAGTGAACATCCTTCGGCAAGGCTTCTTATCCCTTTCGTAACAACGCCATCTAACATCTTAAAATTCTTTGGGCAAAGGGCTATTGCCCCTCTTCCGGCCCTAATTGAAAAAAACCTTAAACAAGGAACTTTTAAAGGCATTGAAAATGCTCGTTTAGAACTTACCAAAGAACTCATGTCAGCAGACCCCTTTATTAAAGCCCACGCTGAAGGCAAGATTGCCATGGGGTCAACTCTTGTATCTCTAGCTCTTGCCGCAAAAATGGGAGGATTAATTACAGGACAAGGGGCAGATAATGAGAAAGAAAGAACTCTTAAACAAGCTACTGGATGGTTGCCTTACTCCTTTAAAGTCGGAGATAGATACATCCAATACCAACGGCTCGATCCTTTTGCTACATTCCTAGGCTTTATTGCTGACTTCCACGATAGGGTGCAAACCGGTCAAATAAGGGACGAGGGAACGATTGAGTACACGATGTCTGCTTTAGCTACGGCTATTGCAAAAAATATCACCTCTAAATCTTACTTAACCGGAATTCAACAAGTCATGGAAGCGTTGGATAACCCGGATCGTAAGATGGATAAGTTTATGCAAACAAGAGTCGGCTCGTTAGTTGTCCCGGCTTTGGTTGCTCAGTCCGTCCCGATTGGCGATCCCTATGTCCGTGAAGCCCGAAACATAATGGATGCAGTTACTCGCCGGCTTCCGGGGCCAAGCGAATTTCTCGATCCGAAGAGAAACATCTTGGGAGAGCCAATCCAAAGGGCAAGCGGAGTGTTCCCTGATTCTGGGGTTGATGATGCCTTTAGCCCGATTGCTGTTAACACCAATAAACAAGACAGAGTTATGGAGGAGCTATCTAGCCTAGGTTACGCTTTTTCTATGCCCCCGGTTATTGAGCAGGGCGGAATCAATCTAGTAGATTACCAAAACAAAAAAGGACAAAGCGCATACGATAGGTACTTGGAGTTGACCTCTACTCTGAAGATTAACAATAGAACCCTACGGGATTCTCTTACTAAGCTCATCGGTAGCCGAAACTACCAAAAACTTGATCCTGAGAATCTGATGGATGAATATGAAAGTCCTCGTATTGGTGAAATTAAAAAAGTAATAGGAAAATACCGATCCTACGCTAGAGAAAAAATGTTGACTGAATTTCCTGAATTGTTTAAGGATAGGGAATTGCGGGACAGGATCAAGACCGCTCGCCAACGGGGCGATAGTATCACAGCACAGCGTCTTTTGAGTCAACTTAAAATGGAGCCAGTTTTTAATGAGTGAAGATTTGCACAGATCAATAGGACGGATGGAAGGAAAGATTGACGAGGTTCTAAAAAACCAAGATTCTTTTCGATCTAAGTTTGATACCCATGATCAACGCCTTCGCCACCTCGAAAACACCTATTTTAAAGCTATGGGAGTGTTTGCGGCTGTTGGATTCGGCGTATCGTGGATTTGGGAATACCTAACTTCGAAGTTTTACCGATGACTCAGCAAAAAACACTAGAAGAACTTCACAGCCTGTTAGCTGAAGAGTTTGTGCGTAGAATTCGGAGCGGGGAGGCTTCCCCGGCCGATTTAAACGCCGCTCGGCAGTTTTTACGGGATAATGGTATTGACGCAACACCCAACGAGGCTAATCCCTTGTTTAATCTTGCTATGACGCTCCCTTTTAACTCAGAGAAGCCAATCGAAATCAAAGGGATATCAGTAAAAGAACCCGAACCCCTACCTTTTAACGAAATATGAGAGACTACGCAAAAGAATATCGGGAATACCAAGGAACTCCTGAGCAACTCAAGAATCAGGCCCGGAGACACGCCGCCCGTAGGCTGATGATTAAAAAATATGGTAAAAAAAGGCTTAAGGGTAAGGATGTTGACCATATTGACGGAAACCCAAGGAACAATAAGTACAGCAACCTAAGAATAACTTCAGTTAAGTTCAACCGCTCCCGCCGTTAATGCCAATTTTAGGATTATTGCTTGTTTTTTTGGCCTCTTGCGCCGAAAAAGAGCCTCAAAACGAAGAAATTCCAACAAAATACCCGGAAATTCCCCCTTATTCTATTATTTACGAAATAGAAGCACAGAGTAGAACCAAGTAGTTTAGAAGTTTACCTACAAATATAGACCCCTAGGTATAATTTTTACAAAATTTTTTGTGAAAAATTCCATAGACCCTCGGTTGGCTGATTTTCGAAATTTTCTTTATATTGTATGGAAACACCTAAACCTTCCAGACCCAACCCCGCTTCAATATGATATTGCCGAAAGAATGGAAAAAGGCCCATCCCGGCAAGTTGTGGAGGCCTTTCGAGGAGTAGGTAAAAGCTGGATTGCTTCAGCCTTCGTTTGTCACCGGCTCCTCCTCAAGCCTGACATAAACATTCTTGTAGTGTCGGCCAGCAAGAATAGAGCAAGCGATTTTACGACATTCACCCTTCGGCTGATTAATGAAATCCCTATCTTAAAACACCTGATACCTAGGGACGAACAGCGCAACTCAAAAGAAAGCTTTGATGTCGGCCCGGCCCCAGCAAGTCATGCCCCAAGTGTTAAAAGCGTTGGGATAACCGGACAGATCACCGGCTCCCGTGCAGACCTTATTATTGCTGACGATATTGAAACAAGCGCAAACAGCCAAACAGAACTAATGCGGATCAAGCTTGCTGAATCAGTCAAGGAGTTTGATGCCGTGATCAAGCCTGAAGGAAAGATTATTTTCTTAGGCACTCCGCAGACCGAAAACAGCCTATATGAGAAACTTCAACTCCGGGGCTACCAATGTAGGATATGGCCCGTCCGTCAGCCCAACGATGAACAACGGCAACGCTACGGAATACGCCTAGCCCCGTATGTAAGCTCTTCCAACACTACCGCCGGCTCTACAACTGAGCCTTCCCGGTTCACGGATGATGATTTGCTCGTCCGAGAAGCCAGCTACGGGCGTTCCGGGTTTGCCCTTCAATTCATGCTTGATCCTCGCCTATCTGATCAAGACCGCTACCCCCTCAAGCTTGCTGACCTACAAGTTGCCTCTTTAGACCCGGTGCGTGGGCCTACCTATGCCGTGTGGTCGAATGCCCCAGAATGTCGCATTAATGACATTCCAAACATCGGCTTTGATGGAGACGCATACTACCGGCCTTTCCAAGTCTCTAAAGAATTTGCTGAATACCAAGGCGCAGTAATCGCCATAGACCCTTCAGGCAGGGGCAAAGACGAAACAGCTTACGCCATCGTAAAGTGCCTTCACGGACAGCTATTCTTAACCGACATCGGCGGGTTCCGGTCTGGGTACACCAACGAAACCCTTGAAGCTCTAGCAAACGCCGCCAAGCTCCACAACTGCAACTACGCAGTTTATGAAGCTAACTTTGGTGACGGAATGTTTGGCGAATTACTTAAGCCCGTATTTGGGCGTATCCACCCCTGCTCTTTAGAAGAAGTTAAACATAGCATCCAAAAAGAGAAGCGTATTATAGACACCCTAGAGCCGGTAATGAATCAACACCGACTTTTTGTTGATCCAAAAGTAATCCAGAAAGACTTTGATAGTATTGAAAGCGATGGTGAGGAAGCCCAGCAGTACCGGCTATTTTATCAGATGTCCCGCCTTACCCGTGATAGGGGAAGCCTAGCCCACGATGACAGACTTGATGCTGTAAGTATAGCCGTGGCCTACTGGGTTCAAGCCATGGCCCGTGATGTCCACAAGGCCCACCAAGAGTACCGACAAGAGAAATTAGATTTAGAGCTAGACAAGTTTATGGAAACAGCTATTGGAAAAGGCAGAGTAAAACATGACACTTGGCTAGACCTATGAAATCCTTTTCATCCATTAATAACACCCCTTTCGTACCTATGCGCTGGATAGGTAGGTTTAACCACTCCCCTAAAGCCGCTAAGATGCCCGAAAACGGGCCTCAGATGGGCCTAGATGGAGTCAATAGTGTTGGGCAGGGTCAGGACAGCGGCCCCACCCCTCAAAACGCCGAAAAAGGCGTTCAAACCCCGAACAACAACCAAAACCCGGCTTTAGCCCTTGAAGTACCCAGTATTGATTTTGGCGGTGGCCTTAACTCTGCTCCCGTCAGGTTGTCACTCTCCCCGCTCCCCCAAACAAAATCCTAAGCAAGTTTACCCAATGTCGGCAGAACTTGCTACATCAGTCATTGAGCGGATTCTTAAATCCGAGGGGGCG